AGCGACGCTTGCGCAATGGGCGCAGTTCGAGGCGCAACTCGCAGAGCTGGTGGCGGCGGGCCGGATCACGGCAGAACAAGCGGCCGAACGGTCGATTGAGGTTCGTATCCGGCTCGACATCGACGGCTTCCGCAAGCAAGTCGATGAATTCAGCGACGAGGTAGAGCAGATACGCGAGGAGTTCGGCCGCCGCGAGCAGACCATCGATGTACGGGTCCAGACCGGCAATGTTTCGGAGATCGGCGGGCGGCGCGAACTGATCCGCGCACACCAGGAGGAAGCGGCCGAACTGCAGAAGGTAGTCGATCAGTACAAGGCGGTTGCGCAGGCAGCCCGCGAGGCCGGACGGCCGAATCTGGAACTGGAAAAAGAGATCCGCCAGATTGAGGCCGCCATTGAGGATCTGAAAACAACCACTGACGAGTTCGGCAAGATCCTGGCGGATGCCTTCGAGACGGGCGTCTCTGATGCACTCGCCGATGTGGCGAAAGGCGTCAAGTCCTTAGGCGACGCGGCCGAGGACTTCCTGCAGAGCATCACCGACAGCCTGCTCGAGTGGGCCTCGCAACAGGTCGCCTCGCAACTACGCGACATCATCTTTAACAGCTTGCCGAGCTTCGGTGGGATCTTCGGCGGCCAGACGGCGGGTGGCGGCGCTGCGGGGCTCTCTGAGATCGCCGTCACGGCGCAACGCATTCCCGAGGCGGGTGCCGGTGCGGCTGCGCTCACGGCGTCGGCTACGGCGCTCACCACGGCCGGCACGACGCTCACGACCGGGGCCACGACGTTTACCACGGGCGCGACGACGTTCGTGACAGGCGTCACCACGCTCGCGACTGCAGCTACGACCCTTGTCACGGCCGGCACGACGCTCACGACGGCGGCTGCGGCACTGTCGGCTGCCGCCGCCACTATGGCGACCAGCGGTGCTGCGGGCGGGCTCGAGGAGATCATCATCACGACGGCGCGGCTGGCCGAGGGTGGAAAAGTATTCGGGCCGGGCGGGGTCGACAAAGTGCCGGCCATGCTCACCGCGGGGGAGTTTGTCGTGAAGGCACAAGCGGTGCAGAAGCCGGGCGTGCAGACCCTGCTCGAGAAGATCAACGACGGTGCGATCTTCCGCGGCTTTGCTGAGGGCGGCTACACCGGCCCGCCGCGCTTCACGGTGCCGCGCTATGCCGACGGTGGCCTGGTACAACCGACGGCCGCGCTCGCCGCGGGTACGCTCACCGTGACCGTGCCACAAGCGCCAGAAGAACGCCGACCGACCGTGGTGCAGCAATCGATCACGGTCAACGCTCCGACCGGCAACATCTCGCGTCAGACAGAATTGCAACTCACGGCCGCCGCGGCCCGCGGAGTGCGAACGGCCGACAGGCGGAATAACTGATGGCCGATTTTATCGAATCGCCCCGTTTCGACATCTGCCCGGCCTACGGCTACGTCTCCGAGCCGGAATATCGGGTCGTCATTACGCGCCGGGCCTCGGGCGTGGAAAAACGCAATCGCGCGTGGCTGCGCCCGCTCGTGAAGTTCACGCTCACGCTCGGGCCACGGCACGAGAACGAAATCCAGGAGGCGCTGGAATGGTGGCACGCCGCAGGCGGACAGGCGCGGGGCTTTCGGGTGAAGGATTACGTTGATTATTCCTCGGCGATGCTCATGCAGACGCCGGTGAGCAACCTGGACCAGCCGCTCGTCCTGATCTCAGCCGGCGTCTATCAACTTACGAAGCGTTACCAGGTCGGCGTTGACGAGGACAGTAATCCGGTCTATCAGGACCGGCCTATTTACAAGCCCGTCTCCGGCACTGTACTCCTCTCAGGCGCCGGCAGCGTTGACTACACGACCGGCGTCGTCACGGGCAGCGCGGGCGGTACGTGGGGTGGGCAATTTGATGTGCCGGTACGGTTTGACTCGGGCTTTCCCGTCGAGATTCAGAATCAGCGCATTGAGAGCGTGACCTTCGCGCTGCAGGAGCTGCGCATGACGGGAGCGACGGGATGAGAACCATCCCGGCCGGCTTTCTCGACACGCACGTCACGACGCTGCAGGTCTGCTGGGTGGTCGTGCGCCGCGATGGCGAGATCATTCGCGGGACGGAATGCGACGAGGACATCGAGATCTCGACCGGCAGCGACTACGCCGGCACCTATCTCGCACAGGCTGGGATTACGGGTTCGGCGATTCGTAGCACGGATGATCTCGCCGTCGATAATCTCGAAGTGACGGGCGCGCTGCAAGAGATCAGCGAACAGGATTCATCTAGCGCGACCGGCATCTTGTATCTCGATCTGTCGGCCGCCGACATCGAAGCAGGGGTGTTCGACAACGCCGAGGTCACGACCTTTCTGGTGAATACCCTCACGCCCGATCTCTACCAGCACGTATTGCGCACGGGCTGGCTGGGAAACGTCACGCGCACCGCAGAGGGGCAATACCAGACGGAACTGCGCGGGCTCACGCAGGCACTCAGCCAGGGCATCGTCCGTACCTACAGTGTAGCGTGCGATGCAGAACTCTTTGACGCACGGTGCCGGGTCGACCCGGCGGCGTTTACGACTACGGACACCGTCACGGCGGTGACAAGTCGACGGGTGTTCCAGGCGGCCGGTCCCTTTCCGGGGCTGTCGGCCGGCGGCAAGATCACTTTCACGAGCGGCGGAAATAACGGCTACGCGATGGAGATCAAGAGCATCAGCGGTACGACGATTACGCTCTACCTGCCAATGCCGGCCGACATCACGATCGGCGATACCTTCACCTATCGCTCGGGCTGCGACAAGGCGAGCAGTACGTGTATCGGGACGTACAACAATTTCTTGAACTTCCGCGGCCACGGCTTATTGGTCCCGGGTGACACCGAGATCCTTAAAGTGGGCAAGAAATGAGCCCATGCTCCGGCTGCCTCGAAGTACGCCGCGCGATCATTAACAAAACGCCAAAACGAATCGCCGCGCCCCTCGCCCGCGTTTTTCTACCCACCGTCACCACCGCTCAAGAAGTCATCCGCATCGCCCGCTCCTGGGTCGGCGTGCCCTTTCGACATCAGGGCCGCGAGCGTACCGGTGTGGACTGTGTGGGGCTGCCGATCGTCGTGCTGGCTGAATTAGGCGCCGTCGGTCGCGACTTCGAGATCCTCGATTACTCCCGCCGACCCCATCACGACATCCTCGAGCGGCGGCTCATCGCGCACTGCACACCGTTGCCGGAATACGTCCCCGGCTGCCTGGTCGCCATCCGCTGGGCGAAGACGCTGGCGCACGTCGCGCTCTACACCGATACCGACACCCTTATTCACGCACTCGAGCGGCACGAGAAGGTGATCGAGCACGGCTTCCGGGGACTGTGGCGCACGCGCTTCGCGCAGGGCGCATGGGCGCTGCCCGGGGTGCGCTATGGCTGAATTCGGCCGGCTCGCGCTCACCGTCGCCGGCAGCTTCTTCGGGCCGTGGGGCACGCTCGCTGGCGGCTTTCTCGGGAGCTTGCTGTTTCCGGTGGAGGGACCGAAAGGCCCGCGCCTTAACGAACTCAACATCCAGCACTCCACGGTCGGATCTCCTATCCCGATCGTCTACGGGACCGCAAAGCTCGCCGGCAATGTGATCTGGTCCGGCGGTTTGGTCGAAACGGAGCACGAGGGCGGCGGCGGCAAGGGCGGCCCGAGCGGGCCGACGACGTACTCATATGCATGCGATGTCGCTATAGGAATCTGTGAGGGACCCATCGCCGGCGTGCGGCGAATTTGGTTCGATGCCGACCTCGTATACGACGCCAGCAGTGACGAGGACATGGCCGCGCGGTGGGAGGGCGCAGAGTTCGACGATATGTCGGGCTTTATCGATGAGGTGCGTGCGCTCTCGTCACAGCTCGACTTTGATCTGTATCTCGGCACCGAAGATCAACTCCCCGATCCGACGATTGAGAGCCACGTCGGCGTCGGTGAGACGCCTGCGTATCGCGGCCTCGCATACATCGTCTTTCCAAATCTGCAATTGGAGCGGTATGGCAACAGGCTGCCGCAGGTTCGTCTGGAGGTTTTTACACTTGGCACTGTAGAAGAGTGCGCGCTCTATACCGCCGGGCACCTTGAGCCCTGGCAGTACATGTACAACGCGGGCACGTTCGATCCGCGC